CGATATGATACGAGATAAAGATAGGTAATGGCTTTTAAACTTAACAGATACAAACCTCTTCCTGGTATTGCTCGCGGTGGTAACATCAAGAAAAAGCACCGATTTAAAATTGAACATAAAAAGCTTGATGATGGTATACTCGGTGAAGCTGTTAGTGGTGATAAAATCGTTGTGGATAAAAACGTACCAAAAGATAGCAAGCTGTATAAAGAGGTGGTAGCGCACGAAGGTCATCACGCCAAAGAGATGAAGGAAGGTAAAATAGCTTATGGCGATGATTGGGTAAGAGACGGTAACAAAACATACCATAGAAAGGACGGTAAAATAAAATACAACGGCAAATGGCATGAAGAGGGTAGCAACGTGTTTCCTTGGGAAAAACGCGCCGTTAAAGCAGAGAAAAACGCATGAAAAAAATCAAAGATACAGGCCTAGGTAAATGGCTTAAAAACAAAGCGCCAAACGTGCTTGACGTAGTAGGAGACTTCCTACCAGATCAAGGAGCGTTAGGTGTAGTTAAAAACCTTATTGACAAAGATCCAGATGTAGATACAGAAGCTGGCATGGCTGCTGTAGATGCTGAGGTTGCTTTTCAAAATAACGTAAGCGAAAGGTGGAAGGCTGATATGGGTAGCGATGTAAAGCTAGCTAAGCTAATTAGACCTCTGACGCTTATATGTCTAATGGGTATGTTCATGCTAACAATGGTTTTTGATAGCGTAGATACATTACCTTTCAATGTTAAAGATTCATATGTAGACTTACTACAGATACTTATGCTTACCGCTTTTGGTGCGTACTTTGCTGGTAGATCTATAGAAAAAGTAAAAAAATAAAATGGGAATTAATTCAACAGAAGTTGCCTACGGCTTTGGTCAGCTTGGCAGCGCTTATACAGATAAAGCTGTAGAAGTTATACCGCCAAAAGACAGCGTTATTGTAGCAATTCAGTTTTTAGCTAATAACACTCCTACTATTATGACGCCCGAGAGATTAGACGAAGGTGGTCCTGGCTACGCTGGTATAACCGGTACAACTGCTGCAGATGTAGAAGATCATGAAGCGACTGTAACTAGTAACATCAACTTTGCTGGAGCATGCGGTAGTGCTGTAAGTAATGACACTTACGCAGCTAATACAGATATAACATTAACTAACCCTCCGTCTGATACTAGCCTAATAAGAGTAGGTCAGTATGTAATGGTTGTAGATCCTGCAGCCACTGAAAACGGTAGCACAGCTTTAGGTTATGATACAGCTCAAACTCGTTTTCCTGTGTACAACGGACCTCATAAAGCTGGCGTAAGAGTAACAGCTTGGGATGGTACAAGTAAAGTTAAGCTAGACACAGCAATAACAACATCAGGTGAAGCGTTGATATTTATTGACGAAACACATGGAGCTGGCGGTATAACAGCCGCTGGTCAAGAGTTTCCTAAAGGTGTTACTGTGTACGGACGCTGGACATTATTTAAAGGAGAAGCTGACAAGGGCGTAATCTGTTACTTCGGTAAATAATGCTAGGATTAGGCAGCGGATTAGTAACTGGAGGAGCATTAGCACCTGAAAGGGTGTTAATAGCCTCTTATGATTTTAATAGCGATACTGGCACTGGTGCCGCAGAGCAAGTTGTACCTAGTGGGTGGCAACATGGAGGTTCAGGCGCGCATACTATATATGACAGCGTTACATCATTTACTACTAATTTCTGGAGAACCACGTATTATAGAACTGGCTCAAACTATACCGGGGCAGGTGGTGCGCATGTAGGAGGTCCAGATACGTTAACCAATGTAGTTACAGACGGTACTTGGGAGACAACCTCAAATCAAATTGACGCAAGATACTGGCACTATGAAGCTACTGGTAGCGGAAATGCTAGTAATGCAGCCTCGGAAATATCTAGCTTAAGAACTAATGAATTAGATTTTAGTGATTACGCGTCTGTAGAAATGACGTTTTGGTTCCACGCTTACTCCAATGTGCCCAGTACGGGTGATCATTTTACTTCAAACCTGTCAGATGGTAATGCATCTCCAGGAGGTTTTGCTGTAGCTTGCACGACAAGTAGTTCTTCTGCTAGTAGCGCTTCACAGTCTGGTACAGGTTTAGGCCTTACTAGCCAAACCGCTGGAGGAGCTACCGCGGTATATACTAATCAAGCGGGAGTTAAAGTTTCTACTCAAAGACTAGCTAATAATGGATCAACGCACGCTAGTGGTCATAGTGATTCTTTAGCAGATAATAATAAATGGATTAAAGCTACCGTAGACTTAAGCGCTGCTGCAGGGCAAAGCTCTAATTATATATACTTTGTATATTTTACACACCATAATCACACCCAAAACTCTTACGGGCAAGACTTTTGTTTCGATAGCGTGTCAATAATAGGAACAAAACCATAACTATGAAAAAATGTACTAACTGTTCTGATGGAACAATGCAAGATGCTAAATACATATGTCACACAAATGATTATAGAGTTGTGGACTTAAGCGACGAACTTCTTTTGAAAGTTGAGGATCATAATATACCTTCTGGCAATAGTGAAATAGGCGACGGCTATACAGCCGTTAACTTCTGTAGTTGTGGTAAATTCTGGAGCTAATGCTTGGTTTAGGAAATACTTTATTATCACCTTATTTAACTGAGTCTGGTTATGTAAATACTCACTCTCTTAGTGTTGATGGGGCAGGAAGTGGATCAGATGCAGATTTTCTCAACTCGAATACTACGTTACAGTCTCAACTTAGAGATAGTCATAGCTGGTCTTTGTGGCTTAAACTTGATGAAGGAAATCCATCCACAAGTGCATACATAGTTGGCTCGGCTAATAGTTCTAATATATATGGTATATATATAACAAGTAGCGGTATATTAGGTCATGTATTTTTCTCAGCAACAGGAAGCGTAAATGAAGGTCGTAGTGTTTACAACGCAAACGCAGCAACATTTTCTAGCGGAGCTAATGATTGGACGCATGTAGGTGTTGTAATAACCGAAACCGGAGGAACAATGGGAGTTGCTTTGTATGTCAACGGCGAAGAGATAGCAGGCACTGCTGTATTAAGTACAATGAACGCCGCTGCACAAAGCTCGTTTTCTCCAAGTGTAAACATACCTATTGGAGCTTATGTCACAAGTTCGGGAGGTTTCGCAGGAATAGATGGTTTAATTGATGAAGTTGCGTTTTTTGATGACGCACTTACAGCTGATGAGATGAGCGCTATAGGCGCAGGCGGAGGCCCTACAGATCTTACAGGTCACGACCATTTATATCTTTACTATAAGTTGAATAACAACACTAACGATGAAGTAGGCAATAGCAATGGATCTCTTAACGGTCAAGCTGCATTCTCAACTACAACACCTTAAAATGTATATATACACAACGCTCACTGTAGAAGAACTTCTGTCTCAAAAAAATTCAGATATTCAAGATTTTATTGTATATCATTTCGTGGATCACGCTATTAATCCTAAAAGAGTTATGCTTAAGTTTGAAGATGCTTTACCAGATAGCTTAAGCTCTTATACTTCTTACACAGAGTCTGAAGTAAAAGAAATGAGACTAGATCCTAGTAGTGATTGGTACTTAGAAAAATTTTAATAAACTTTAATATAATTTAATTATGGGAGGAAAAAAGAAAGAGAAGATGAAAGATCTTCGAGCTGCAGCTATCAAAGAAGAGCAGCTAAAAGAATTACAAAACGTAGTCTCGGCTATTAACAAGCTACAGTTTGACATTGGTCAAATGGAGGCGCAAAAACACAATGCGTTGCATGCGTTATTTCAAGGTAACGATAAGCTAAACAAAATGCAAGAGACGTTTAAGGAGCAATACGGTACTAACGATATCAACATTAAAGATGGTACTATAAACTATAATGACAATGAGTCATCTGATTCGTAAGATCACTATAGGTAAAGACTACAAGAATGACGCCATGCACTATGCCGTAGGGCAAGAGGTGTATGGTGGTCATACTATTTGCGACATACTAGAAGAGGAAGACAAGTACTCAATATATATTCGTAAAGAAAAAGCAGTTATACCTTGGAAAGATTTTAATAAAAATATGGCTATATCAGTTGAGTATAATCTTGAGTATTAATGCAGTCTTTGTACAATTTTATTGTAGAACCTGTAGGCGAGAGATATAATAACTCTACTAAAGTAGGTGATAAAGAACTTATAGTTAACACAGAGGTTTATAATCATCAATACGTAAATAGACTAGCCAAGGTTTTATCTATACCAAAAGCCACCGATACTGACATACAAGTTGGTGATACTGTCTTAGTTCACTTTAATGTATTTAGGCGATGGCATAATGTAAGAGGACAAGAAAAAAATAGTAGATCATATTTCAAAGAAAACAAGTACTTTGTTAATGACGATCAAATATTTTTATACAAGCGTAACAATAAGTGGGTATGCCCTAAAGGTTATTGCTTTGTACAACCTATTAAAGACAATAGCAAACTAAGTGTTGATACTGAAAAACCCTTAGTTGGTATTGTTAAACATACTGACGGCAGAGCAGAGCTGAACTCTCTTGTAGGTTTTAGACCTAACACAGAGTGTGAGTTCGTAGTTGATGGTAAAAGGCTGTACCGGATACCATCTCAATTTATTACAATTAAATATGAATATCAAGGAGACGAAGAAGAATATAATCCAAGCTGGGCACAGAGCGGTTGAAGAGTTAATCAAAGTAGCTAAAGAAGCTATTGTTGATTCAGACGATGATATATCAGCTGATAGACTAAAGAACGCCGCTGCTACAAAGAAGCTTGCGATCTTTGATGCCTTTGAGATATTAAACAGAATCCAAGAAGAAGAAAATCTTTTAGAAGGTAAAGCTCCTGAAGAAGATAAGAAAAGAGTATTCAAGGGTTTTGCTGAGGGTAGATCTAAGTAATGTACGAACAGAATTTAGTAAAGGTTGTAGAACCAATTAAGAAAACAACTATCACGAGACTTAATCGTGGTAAAAAATGGAAATACGGTTATGATAAAGACCATGATATCGTCGTTATATCAAAGACTGGGCAAATCGGAGAAGTCCTCGAAATCCAAGGCTTGCAAATCGCACTGCCGCGTGTGCCCGCCTCTAATGTGTTTAAACACGAGAAGAACAAATGGGTAAAGGCTGAATATCCAAAAGAGCTTAGCCGTATAAAAAATATCTTTGACTGGAGAAATTATCCAGAAGAACAGAAAGAAAAGTGGTACGACTATATTGACGAAGAGTTTAAACGTAGAGAAGAAGGATTCTGGTTCACTAATAACGGAGTACCGACATACATAACAGGTTCACATTATATGTACCTGCAATGGAGCAAAATTGACGTTGGAGCTCCAGACTTTAGAGAGGCAAACAGACTATTCTTTATATTCTGGGAAGC